GAATGCCAACGCAAAACGTTTGAAAAATGCAAATTGAGGGCGGGACGAAACATCATTCCGGGTTTGGAACAACAACCGAATCCGATGATTTTAGTCACTTGCAACCCGTCACAAAATTGGACAAAATAATTGTTTCATGAACCATTTGTCAACGGGACATTGACGCCGGATCACTTTTATTTGCAAAGTTTAATGAAGGATAATCCGTCTTTGCCTGATTCATATTTGAACGGGTTGGAAAATTTGGACGAAGTGACGCGTGAAATTTTCGTCAATGGAAATTGGGACGTGATGAACGTTGAACGTCCGTTTGCGTACGCGTTTAATAAATTTAAAACCGTGAAATCGAATTTGGAATTCAATAAAAACGAACCAATCATTTTGTCGTTCGATTTTAACGTTGATCCGATTACATGTGTCGCCGGTCAAAGTTTTGGCGGTAAAATTCGAATCCTAAAAGAATTCAGATTGCGCAATTCAGACATTTACAATCTTTGTTCGGTTATCAAAACCACGTTTGGAAATCCGTTTTTCATTGTCACCGGTGACGCGTCCGGCGCGAATCGTTCCGCAATGACCAAAGGCGCGATGAATTTTTATTCAATTATCCGGGACGAATTAGGGTTGTCCAAATCACAATTCAAAGTTCCGTCAATCAATCCGTCGATTAAGAATTCGCGCGTTTTGCTCAATTCGATGTTGGAACGTCACACCGATTTGTTAATTGACGGAAGTTGTCAATACTTAATAAACGATTTGATTTCAGTTCAAACAGATTCGAACGGTGATATTGACAAAAGCAAAGACAAACATTTGACGCATTTATTGGATTGTTTCCGTTATTATCTTTGGACGTTTCATCACGATTTTATTCGTTTTCTAAAATGAATCGTATATTTGAAAAAAAATAAGTCATGGCTAAATTGGACAAAATGCACCGTTGCGTTAATGACGTAATGAAGACCGGCAAAGACAAGTCAAGTTCGTACGCGATTTGTACGGCGTCGATAAAAGGAACAACCAAACAATCAAAAACAACAACAAAGAAAAAATGAATTGGTTCAAACGAAAAACAAAACAACAACAACCAATATCGAATTCAAGTTTTAACCTGAAAAAAGTTTATACAGACAACGACGGGTGCAATTGGTACGAATTCGAAAACATGTTGACCATTCCGGCCAAACGCGCAATCGCGGCCGAAATCGCAACACGTTTCGCGGATATGAATTTGACGAAAGGTCAATTGACGCGATTGTTTGGTGAAATGAAGAAAAAAGCGAATGAAGGGAACATCGTCGATTTGTTTCACCTTATGGGTGAAATCGAATTCCGGTTGAATTACATTGGCGAAGAAACGACATTGTTGGAATTAGCCACATGTTATTTTGTTATTGACGGCGAAGACGCGACCGGTTACGATGACAAACATCGACAAATCAAAATCGACAAATTCAAAAACGATCCTGATTGTCATGATTTTTTTTTGCAAAGGGCATTCGAATACACAATCAATTATTCGAATTCATCCGCAACCGATATAATCGCATTTTTGAAGACAATGGAACCGGCAAACGAAAAACTGAATCAGATTTTGCGAACGTTGTCGTTGGGCGATATATAGACGAAATAAATTATTTGAATCAATTAATTTGTGAATCGCGACCGTCTGAAGTTCGCGCGTTGGAATCATTAACCGTTGACGAATATTATCAAACCATTTCAACATGGATGCGAATAATCGACGAAAAAAATAAAACGTTTGAAAAATTGAATTCAGGCGACGACGAAAAACCAAAGGAAAGACGTAAATTCGGCAAAGCAAAAAAAGTTTAATCATGGCCGAACCTAAAAATGTAATTTTCAAAATTCAAGCCGACACCGCACAATTGCGACGTGAATTGGACGCGGTTAAAAAATCAATTGACGGTGTTAACACCGGTGTGAATGAAACCGCGAAAAATGTTTCCGGATTGGGAAGTGTTCTGAAAGGGGCGGCGACGGCGTTTGGCGGAATCGCAATTGGAAGCGCGATTGTCGATTTCGGAAAAAATGCAATTCAAGCCGCGTCCGATTTTCAAACATTGCAAATTTCATTCACTCAATTTTTGGGAAGTTCGGAAAAAGCGAAAACCGTGTTGGCGGATTTGCAAAATTTCAGCGCGGCGACACCGTTCACCGGTGAACAAGTTCAAAACGCGGGACGTGCATTGTTGGCGTTTGGCGAACAAAACAAAAATCTGATTCCGGTGTTGGAACGAATCGGTGACATTAGCGCGGGAACCGGAAAAAATTTCAATGAATTGGCGTTGATTTATGGCAAAGCAAGAGCGGCGAATTTTATTCAGGGCGACGAATTGAATCAATTAGCCGAAGCCGGAATCCCTATTTACGAAGCGTTTGCGTCTGTTTTAAATACATCGAGCGAAAACATTAAAAAATTAGGCGCGGACGGACAAATCACATTCAAAGATTTGGAAAAAGCGTTCAAATTGTTAACACAAGAGAACAACGGTTTGTCGGTGTCTTATGCCGGTTTGACCGAACAATTGGGACAATCATTCGCCGGTCGTGTGTCAACATTGAAAGACAATTTCGACAAAGTTGCACGATCCGTTGGTGAAGGTTTGTTGCCGGTGTTTGAAGTTTTAATCGACGGCGCGTCACGCGCAATTGCATTTTTGGGACGAATTCCGGCGATTGTTGAACAAAACAAAGTCACATTTTCATTGTTAGGTGCGGCCGTTGCATTATACGTTGGAACGCAAACAAAAGCGTTCATCATTCAGCAATTGACGAACAAGGAATCGTTGATTTCAATCATCCGTCAAAAAGCGTTGACATCCGCAATGGTTTTTGGAATTAACGTTCAAAGGGTTCGAACGGCCGCCCAAATTCAAGGGAACATCGTTCAACGTGCCTATGCGGTAGGAACGGAAATCGCAACCATTGCGCAAGAGGGTTTCAACATTGCATTGAAACAAAATCCATTGGGTTTGTTATTGACCGGGTTGACATTGGCTTTGACATTTATGGTTGATTATGGCGACGCAACCGAAGACGCGGCAAATGCGCAAGCGGATGCAAACAAAGAAACCGAAACATTCATTGACCTGAAGCAAGCGCAAGCCAATATCCAACAAGAGGCAAACGCAAACATGGCGACGGAAATTTCGAAGTTGGATCAATTGTTTAAGCAATTAAAATTGACAAACACCGGATCGAGCGAACGCAAAACGATAATTGACCAAATCAATTCGACCTATGGAATCACTTTGAAAAATTTGAGTGACGAAGAAAAATTCGTCAAACAAGTTGACGAAGCATATAAAAAATTGACGAATCAAATTAAGTTGAAAGCGTTAGCCGAAGCCACAACGCAACAATTGACCGGATTATTCAAACAAGCATTGGAATTGCAAAATAAGTTGGGCGGATTAGGTCAAGAAGGCGCATTGGCAACATCAAACGCGGTTTTTGCCGGTGTCAATCAAAGCGTGATTTCACAATTTGCAACCGAAAGCGAAGTCACAAAAGCGATTGACGCGTTTTATTCACGTTTAAGTGATAAGCAAAAAAGCGCGTTTGATTTGTTGAGCAAAGAAAACCAAAAACAAATTGCGACATTTTCATTCACGACAACCGCAACAACCGGCGAAAATTTACAAAATGAGAACGCCGCTAAAAAAAGAGCGCAAGAAGCAAAAGTGACGGCCGGTCAATTAAAAACAACATTGGATTCGATTGATGCAATTTCAAAAAGTTCGGTTGATTTACAACAACAATTGTCAAAATCAACATTTGATGTTTCGCAAGTTGGCGCGGTTGACGACCAAACAAAAAATAAAACGTTGAATTTTTTCAATGATTTACAACGTCAATTGATTGATTTGGAAAATGAGGGCAAGCGGTTAAAATTGGAATTCAATGTCGAACCGTTAAATTTTGAACAAACCGTTGAGCAATTGAAAGCCGTTCAAACCGAACAAGAACGAATAATTGACATTGAAACGGAACGAGCAAAAACAGACGCTGAACGAAACGGAACGTTGACGGCTCAAAACAAATCATTGATTGAACAAATTGGAACGCAAAAGAAATTGAATTTTGCCACAAAGACCGGAAACGACATTGCGGTTGAAACATACAAGGAACAATTAAGAATTCAAAAATTGCGCGAAGACATAACGCAAACGGAATTTGAAGCAAGTCAGTTCATTCAGGAACAAGCAATCACAAATTTGGAAGAAAAACGAAGTGAAATTGAAACCAAATTTGAAAAAGCGCGAACCAAAAAAGCGCGCGAGGCGTTGAAAAAAGAATTGGAAGAAACAACACGTTTGCAAATTGTGGCCGAAAACAATGCAAGTCAAAGTCGGATCGATGAAATAGAGCGAAAGCGAAAACGCGACATCACAAACGCAAAGAACGACGCGAATGAAATCGAATTGATAAATAAAAATTCTGATTTGGCTATTCTCAAAGAAAAAGACAATACAAGCAAAAAAACGTTGAAGTTGTCCCAAGGGTTGAGCGAAGCCGAAATCAAAATTGAGGAAGAAAAACGCGAAAAAATAATTCAGGGAATTCAGGACGTTACAAAGGCGACAATTGATTTGATTAACCAAGTCATTGAAGCGCGTGTCCGGGAAGCGGATTTGGCTATTTCAGCGCAAGAGAAGCGAATTGAACAAGCGAAATCAATCGCGGAAAAAGGCAACGCCGAAGTTTTGCAATTGGAACAAGAGCGTTTGGATAAATTAACCAAAGAACGCGCAAAATTTGTTCGACAACAACAAGCGTTGGCATTCATTGAATTGGCGTTGAATTCATCAATTGCAATTGCAAAAGCGGCGGCAGTAGGTGGCCCGGCGGCGGCTTTCACAATCACCGCGACATTGTTAGCATTGGCGGCCGGTTTTGTTTCAGCACGAAGTCAGGCGCAAGCAGCGGCCGGATTTGAAAAAGGGGGTTACACGGGTGACGGTGGCAAAAGCGAAACGGCGGGTGTTGTTCACAAAGGCGAATTTGTTTTCACTAAAGATAAAACAACCAAATATCGTTCATTGTTTGAAGCAATTCACAAAGGTCGAACACCTGAAATGGCGTTGGGGTTAGGTGAAAAAATAATCGTTGTAAACAATAACAACATGGATCAACAATTGTCGAGAATTGAAAACGCAATCCGTGAACAATCACGAATGAATTTATCAATCGATGAACGTGGAATTCATGGTTTGGTGTCGCATTATCAGTTCAAAGAAAATCGAATTCGAAACAAAACAAAATAAGACATGGCAAATTCAACAATGAGAATTGAATTGAATGGAACGTTGTTGACCGGTTTAATTGAAGGCGTTCAAAATTTTTCAATCACTTTGCGCAATCAGGCCGAAGACGGTTCATTGGCGAAATCGTTCACATCCGAATT